GTGCCAAGGCCAGGCTCCACCAATAATTGGAATCGAGACACAAAGAGACGCCTCCCCTCTCCTAGCCATACAGGCGGAGGTATCCGAAGTCTCCGAATAACGGACCCGTCACACTCGGTGGTATGTGACGTGTCCATCGTGCAGAGCGTCCCCGTATGTCTGTCGCCTACAAGATGGTGACCGAAAGCATAGCAATGGCTCCTCGGACTCCAGTAATCGTAGCTGCCAGTTGATGTATCCCATACGCCACGCTCATGCCAGAGCCCCGTAGATAGGTCGTAGACCCAGGTCGCGTTCGCACTAGGGAATGTTAAACAGTAGAACGTATGGCCTATGTCACTGTAGACGAGTGCCTCTGCATCCGTAATGACGCTATCCCGTTCATATCTCGCAATCGCTGTCTCGATCGCATGAGTACTGATCCTTGAAGGAACGAGACCTGTCGCGGCAACGACAATGCCAGCCCCGTCAGCTGTCTGAGACAACCAAATCATTTTGTCTCCGGCGAGCTTTACGGAATAAGGGGCGACTGTGCCGTAACCGAAGACGCTTCCAGGGACTGGCTGGAAAGGAAAAGGGCTCGTTCCGGCGTCATACCAGACCTCTCCTGTCTGCTCCCCGATTAACCATATCTGTCTGCTTCCATCTACCACCATGGCAACCCATGGGTCTGGGGCGATGCTCCGTTGGGCCCAATCGGTCGAGTCCCATGTCTCCCCCTTATTTAGGGCACTTATGTAAAACTTAGAAGTGGCAGCATCGAAAGCCAGGAAGTACCCATCGATCATCCCCACCATCGTTGTCTTCCCGGCTAGGGCCGAGACAAGGGTCAGGGCATTTGTGCTGATCGTCAACAGGTACGCGTTGCTTCCAGAAGATATCAGGAGTTGCCCGCCAGCGTCTCCGTTGCTCGCGATCCCTGCGGGGTTAGGGTCATCAACAACCGATCCGCCAGTGACGATAGACGCCGAATTCGTGTCTAAAACCTTGTATACGCGTGCTCCGAGGACAGCAAAGCATCGACCCGCCATCGAAAACAATGCACGGCAGTTCATGTCAGGAGCCGTGAAATACACCTCCTGCCCAGGGCACGGGTACAGGGCTGCATTGTACGGAGACGCAGAAGAATCTATAAGCTCAGGATACCAGTTGACGGTTCTCTCACAGTCAGCCCACGGGCTTTGTGACTCATTCGACCCGTATACAAATCCTGGGTATTGGGGCATCTATCTATCCGAATAGATATTGTAGTGAGGTCCCGCTCCGCCGAATAGAATACCAGGGACCCCGCTTGATAGATCGGACAGTCGGATATTGGCTCTTTTTACGTCAGCCTTTGACTCAGTTGCGGCAATGTGCATCTCTGGCGTCAGGGCTGAATCAAACGCGCTCGCAATCTCCATCGCTAATCCCGTGCGAAGGAACCTTCTGTATCCAGGAGGAAGCGCAATCGTCTCACTTATCGCTGAAAACTCAGACACAGGGACAGGTGCGTAAATAACCCCCTGCAATGAAGTGCTTGTAGGAATAGGCCATAAAGATAACACGCCTAAACCTGACGCCCATGTTGGATTGTAATAACAGGCTTGAGGGTACACGGATGTTAGCGACTTTTGGGCAATACCTGCGTATGCATCTTCTGTGAGGGGAGGTCCAAGATTGTACTCAATAGTAGGAGAAACAGAGGTGTCCTGGAAGCCAATATTCACGATATCCATGGGACCCGTCGGCCTTACGCAATCCACGTCCCCACCGACGCCGATCGTATAGCTCGTGGCCGTAGATAGTGCCCACGTTGTGCGAGTATTGGTATAAACCGTGAGTCCTTCTGTCGCTAGCGCATTAATCCAGTCATTTAGGCGCGTCAAGGCGAACGAAGAGTCATTCGCTGACGCCACCTCCCCCACCTGTAGGACCTTAAGGTCCTGAAGGGCCCCAGTAATGAGCTCGCTGACCGTCATATACCTATACCTGGTAGAGCGCGTTCATTACTGTCGCTGTGGTATTCGTACTATTCACCCTGATGCATTTAAGCGGAAGGACCGTGCCGGCCAATACTGTGAACGGAGCAATGCTTCCATCCTCAAAAACGGCGACAACCACTCCTGCGCCACCAGCGAATATAGCATTAGCAGGGATCGCCTTCGTCGAAGCACTCGCAGAGTACGTGCTTCCATCAAAATTGACAGTGTCGCTCTTTGTTACGACAGTCGCCTTATTGTATATACCGCCTGATTGTGACATTTAGTTCACCTGTACCAGAGGCTGCCTTCCTCTTTTCTTTTTACGTGGAACTTCAGGCACCTGCTCATGTGTCGAATTGTCAGCGACAAGGGATTCCTTCTTGGCCGACTCACTCATCCCTTGATCGGCGTAGTGCCTCTTCGCTGTTGCTTCTGCGATATCTACCATGTTTCGCTCGTATTTATCGATCGCTTCGTCTGGATTGATGGCCCACCCTTGGCGAATAGCCTTTTCTTGGCCTTCCTCGTCGTGGACGATTAGCTGGCAAGACCTGGCGAATGCCTCCCCAACCGCGTCACCGACTGCGGCAAGAGGGTCTCCGCACATGACTTTACCATTGTCTCTCGCGAAGGCCTTATATAGCATGGTAGGGTACGCCTCAAACCCGTTTGCCCCCATACCTTGATGCATCTTCGGTGTGTCCCACTTTGCAAGCTCTCGTGAGTATTCGCTATCAGGGTTATGAATAATTGACATTTTGCCTCTGAAAAAGAAGGGGACGACGGCACCATGCCGCCATCCCCCATTTACATCTATTACGCGACAGTTCCCGTGATATTCGTTACAGTCCCAGCCATAGGAGTCGCGACAACCGACACCCACAGACCGTTACAGGCCATTGCCCTAACAGCAATAGGGGCTGCAGCGTTCGTCGTGATGACGTCATACGACGTCCCAGCGCCTGATAGACCACCTGTGAATGTGATCGTATGAGCAGCGACACCATTTCCGATGATCGTCAACTCACACCCGTCCATGTCCTTGGTAGGAACAGGGATAGTTAGGGCGATGACACTCGTCCCGTTAAGGACCACTCTCGCGTCTGTCCCAGCCGACGGAAGTGTAAGGCTGGAGGTTGCAGACACGCTAGTAATTACTACTGCTCGAGATACCTGATACGTAACAACCTGTTGTGCAGCAGGAGTCGAGAAGTCAGCAGCATCTCCATGCGTAACTAGGGCGAGAGTATTGTGGGCCGCCGTAGCTGATCCACCCTGCCCTCTCGTGACCCCAACAGTTGTTCCTGAAACGTAGCTCTGGAGAACCTGCATCATCTCCTGATCGACCTGAACCAGTCTCCCAGCTTCTACAGAGGTCGCGCTCGTAACCACGATCTCTGTATCGTCGACAGCCGCTGCCGACGAAAGCGTTGTGCTAACTATAGCCATATTAACCCCACACTCTCGCGGCAAGCCGCGCCTGAATAGTAGCTGCTCCGATTAAGATATCCAGCCGACTCGGATTCTGGTCCGTCCCGATCTGGTATTGCTCGACCATTCTGATAGAGAAGCCTAGAGCTTTGCTTCTCACAGTGGTTGATTCTGCACCCGCACCCGGCTTCATAAGGTCTGCCATTACAAACGCGAACGCATCTGGGTGATAAACAAATGACTGCGGACTTGATGTCGTAGCCAGTGTCCCGCCTGCTGCGGCTGTCGCGCCAAGAACTGTAATAACGGCAGAGTTAGCAGGAGACACATCGACCGTTTGCAGTTGGCCAGATGTAATAATCGACGGAGAAATAGGAAGAGTCGCCATGTTTACACCAGCAGAACTCGTTGTCGCAGTGACGACGAACTGTTGTAAACGTCCTGTCGACGAATACGACAGGGGGTTCACAGAATTAACGCCGGCAATGGTAAAGATGTCACCCTTGTTCAGCGTTGCTGCCCCTGACGCCCAGCCATTCGTGGAGATAGCACTCCCGGTCTGACCCGCTCCGTTAACCAATGGGGTAGATGCAGTGAAAGTTCCGGTCGTATGTGTCGGACGAACGGGGTCTTGCATCCACTTATCTACGCCAAGCTGCTTCCGACCAAACATGCCCTCCTCGTAGTTCTCCGAGATGACAGCAGTAGGATTAAAGAGCGAGCTCGTCGTATTAGCGAGGGTGCTCATTGCGAGAGGATCTAGGACCGCTACTCTCCCTCGAAGAGGAGTAGAAAGGTCTGTGAGTTTCACCCCTGCCTGAAGATACGTCAGGGTCGCCGTTGGGGTTGTCCCAGGCGTCCCTACAGATGAATAAATATCTCCATAAACAGCCTGGAAAGCCAAGACTTCCGCTGCATTAGCGAGCGCCTCTGAGCCTGGGTTAATATACCGCTCTCTAATGTTGTCTAGCTCGGTCGTGGCTTGCTGGCTTGAGTATCCAAACGCGACGTTCTTCTGGTTCGTCAGACTGATAGGAACGGTCTGGTCATACAGGTTCTGAAGCTGTAAGGCCTGACCGTCCGTAACGGTGAACCTCTGTGGGAGACGGGCATTGACCGTGTTCCCTACTTTCGCTCCGGCGATTTCGTACTGAGAGTCATAGGTCCTGTTGACGTTCGCAAGAAACACGAGCTTATTAATAAAACCTCGCGCAACCTCCTTCGTCGTCCAGGACGGAGTAGCAAGTGTGTTAGCCATGAGTCTGTTTCACCTTATAAATTAAAGCCTCCCCGATTGTCGATCAATAGCGTTCATGCGACGGAAGTGCTCGTCCATCGACAGATCATCACTGATCTCAAGCGGGTTTGCTACATTAGGCGAGGTACCGAGCGGCTTAATCGGTGGTCTCGCAGAACTTACGACTCGCGCTGGGCCGCGTGATTGAGAGGCAGCCTCGAGCCGTCCTTCTAGTTTCCCCATTTCCCGGTAAGCGTCAGACGGGTGCAGCGTGGAGAGACGCTGAGATTCTTCAAAGTTGGAAGACAGCCATTGCATCATTTCCACGCCGACTGGTGAATCTTTGACCAGGTTCTGCATGGGCATACTCATGGGCGTGTCTTGGTTCAACTCATTGTCGAAATTAGGATTGTTCTTACGGGCTGAAGTTAGTCGATCAGACCAGGTATCGTCTATACCCTTCTGGTATTGTTGTATACGGTACTGTTTGTCGTTATTCTGTCGAACCTCTTGCCTCTCTCCGTCTCTGACGTCAGAGACGAAAGAAGCCATGGCCATGGAGTAGTCTTCGTAGGCATCGAACTGGTCGACAGTCGGCATTCCCGGAATGCCCTTAAATCGCTCCCAGTCCCTATCTTTCCCTCCAGGCTCAGGATCTAGAGGCCTAGACATCTCCTCTATACGCGCCTCTGCCTCTTCTGCTCTTCTCTCTGCTGCCCGTTGCTTTCCTACGGCAGAAGAGACAGCCTCTGAGGCGCTATCACTCCTGTTCCTTTTTTTCCCTGGGGCCTTTTCGGGCCTAA